CGACGGCGACCGCAGGCTTTCGAGGGCCTGTGTCCATCGGTGCGGTAGGCACAACCTTACCAGGTTGATGCATACGGAGTCGCTTGCATTACTTAAGTCCAAGGTGGCCATGCGTCCAGTTACGGACGCCTCACGTGCAATCTTGCAGTGAGTCTCCTGGCCATTTGTCAAGTCCAATCCTATGCGTTTGAGACGCTGTCGGAGCTCGGTTCCTAAGCCGAGTTGGAAGAAGATGTTGATCGACGGTTCCGAAGCGATTGCCCGGAACTTCGTCGCATCTTTGGGGGCCACACTAAAGCGGTTACCCCGGGACATGACAGGACTACGAGCCCGGACAGCGCAAGCGCTGCCCCACCGCGTTCTAGCCCAGGTGGGCAAGAACTTACGGGAAGCTCGGGTAAAGGAAGGGTGTGAAGACATTTTGTCTGGGATGGTGGTTAACGCACCCCGGTCGGAAAAGGTCGCTCCCGGTCCGTGACGCCCCTCTATTTCGAGGGGAGGTCCGAACCCAATCCAATCGCGGACATTTTTCCGCACATCCCGGAAGAACCGGAGTATACGAGGATCTAAATCAACAACGCCACCGTCGAAACGATGGAGGATGTCATTGACGTAAGGATCCAATCGACGATTGGCATGAAAGCAACTGTTCTCACCCTTCCACCAATTCTCCAACGCAGCCTTGCGGCGGTCGAATGATGTTGGAAGGTCCTCACATTTCCGAAGAAAGGAGGTCGCAGCAGCCGACTTTGCGTAATCAGCTGCAGAACAGTAGTCCCTGGGATCACATCGCATTTTCGCGATTGTGTCCCACTGCTCGTATCTCACCAAGATCGCAATGGTGAGGGCACGAGCGTTTCCTAGGCCCTCGAGTAGTCTGAGGGTCAGCTCGCTCACGTCATGTGAAACGGACCTATTCATCGCATCTCCTAAAGCTTGGTAGAGGGTCGCTTGAGCGCCTTACGGCGCGAAGGTGGCCTTCACCCAAGCCTTGAAGGTGGCGTTGACGAAGAGGTTGCCCACTTGGGAGACGCTCTCGTCAATGTCCGCTTGCGGAACATTGAGCGGGATCGCTCCGGTGAACGTCCAAGGAATCGTCCCCACCAACGATGAAACGCCGGTCGTCGAGTCCGTCGCGTACGATTTGTACGCATACTGGATCATCAATCGCCGGGCTGTGCGCGGTCCATTGAACTTGGACCCGAACCGAAGTTCGGGTTTCAGCCCGATGTAGGGCGCGGCATGCGCATCATAGCGCCAGATCGCCATGCCAGTGTCGCCACCGGCAGAGTTCTTGGCCACGTAGATTGCATCGGTGGTTCCGTCGTTCTTTTTGACGGTGATGTCAGAGATGGGCATAAGAGCCTTTCGTTGTGTTCAATCGACCAAGGTCGACAACGTTGTTTATCCAAATCCCATAAAGGCGGTGTCGAAAGGACCACTGCCGTCTCGTTAGAGACAGGGATATAACGTCATGTAGAGCCTTACGGCTTTTTCCGGACGAACGGAACCTGATCAACCAGAGCTGCGTAGTCGGTCCACTTGTAGACGCGCCTTGCCCGAAGGGAAGGTGTTGCCATATCAGCGGGCCTTTTCGGCAGTTTTTGGATAAGCAGGGACATGGCAGTGATGCCACGCACAAGGGAGAACCCCTTAAAGGGTTTTAGGTACGGCATGGGCTGGGATAGCCCGAAAGTTCGCTGTACCGAATAAGCATCCCCGGTCTGTGTGGTCGGATTAGTCGACGCACGCGTTGTTTTTAAGGCGACCGTGGTGTAGAGCGTTGTCGTAGCCTCCGAAGTTGAATAACCCATAAGGTCAGTCATACAGGACAAGGTTTGTCCTATGTTCGAAAACCAATCCACTACAAAGGAGTAGGGAACAAGCTCCCATGCGATACTCGCGGGGTTGATGAGGCCCAAGCGATTCGCTAACGCTAGGTTGGGGTTAGTCACCTCCAACAAGGCATGGTATTGCACCATAGCCCTCCATCGATACTGTGACCCGATACTCCACGAATTCGGTTCCGGGGGCCAATTAAGGTTCTCGGTCGTGTAAGCGGAGTGCCCTTGACCCTTCACAGGGTGGGGCTTAACGGGAGAAGTAAGGACAGCCATCGTGTCATAAATGTCGCTTATCAAGGGCGACCACCCGAAATGAACCTCAAGGAAGTTATTCGCTACTGTCCGGTCGCGAGACCAGACGTCAGTGGACTTCTTCTTAGGGAGATTCAGATCGTGTCGAGCCTTCTCAAACTCGAATCGATTAAGGTGTTTGGCAAAATTGGCGAGTTGTGTAACTCGGGAGAGCATCATGCCCATTGCTTGGCGACCTTCCGCAAGGGAAGTACCAAGTTGAGCACTTTTACCGATGCCTCCGACGAACTGGGACCAGGCCTTGCTCTTTGCCTCGTTAACTAGCGCAGACGATATATTGTTGCGCAAAGTTAAAGCGAAGCTATCAGCGCCCAGATGGGGTCCAGCGTTACCAATTTTCGCGTCGACCCAAGCTTCGAGCTTATCATACTCGAGCGAGAGATCGAACGGCTTCTTCTGTCTGTACCAAGTTCGGTACCGAGCCCACATCTTCGTAGCCTCATTGGGAGGCGCGAATAAGCGGTAATCGATAGTCGAAAAGGGGCCAGTAACGGGGGCGACCATATTCTCTCCTTTTTGGGGAGGAACGTTCGCAAACCGCACAGAGGGAGCCCGCGCAGCCTATAGAAAGTTCCTCACGGAACGTTGCTACGCGGGGACCGCGACAATCAGTCGCGTCGCTCCAGCAATCGCTGGAGCCGAACACCGTCATCGTGCGAACACGATGGGGTGTGAGACTGAAGACTAGCGGACAACCTACCCCACTCAAGGCCCAAAACGGCAATAACGGTCGGTGTCAGCGTGTCCCCCCACACAGTCAACTCGAACGTGTTAGGTCCAAGAAGAAAAGGGTGCGAGAGGGCTTTCACCTTACGTTGCGCCATAATGGGCTCCTTAGGGATTAAAGAGAGCTGCGACTAGCATGATCGGAAAAGGGAGATCCGTAGCCCGTAATACCCAAAAAGGTAAGACGGCTAGCATCCTAGCACCCTTATAAGGGGCGAAGGCTGTTACTAGGGATCCCCTCACAAGAATCAGTAATGAACTGACCCTCCGGAGCAATATCAGAACGGAGTTCTCAAACCGTTAAGCTCCTTCCTACTGTTGATCATGGAGAATCGCCACACCGGGTCGGTGCGACGCATGACCAACGAGATGGTTGATAAGACCATCACAGAGATCCCCCGCAAG